TACCAAACATGGATAGGAGCTGGTTGTAGGTGCCCTGGTCGATCCCCGCCGGGGACGTGCTGTAGCCGTTGCCTGAGGAGGTGGGGTTGGCGGGCGAAGGGTAGTCCATGTTCTGCGGCTGCCCGCTTAGGGCGAAGGCTTGAGAGTCGGCAGCCCAGTTCGACCGTTCGGTTGACCTGTCTGTGCCTGAGAACTTGGGGGCGGCCGAGTTGAAGTCGTTGAAGTCTCTGACTGTCTGCGAGTTGCCGGGAGCGATAATCGTCCCGTTCGCGTTGCGTTTAACCCCAGACTTCCCGGCCCCGCCCATGACGATCCGAGGGGCACCGCCCGTGACGCCCTGGTTGGACGGCTGCTGCCGTTTCATGTAAGCCGCGTACGCAGCGTTGCGTCCTGTCGTGTTGCTGGTTGCCATCACATACCTCCTACCATTTGCCGCAAATAATCTAGCTGAGCTGCATCATTCGCGATCGCTGATTGCTTTTCTGCCTCGATCGAGGCCATCTGGCGTTGACGCCAGTTATCCATCCCGACCTGGTTCAAGTCGTACTGCTGTAGCTGGCCAGTCAAGTCTTGGCTGGCCCGGCCCTGCTGTTGTGCGTAGTCGCCAACAAACTTGTTCATCGAGCTGTTCATGATGCCACTGTTGATACCCCCGGCGGAGATGCCGCGCTGGCCGAACTGGGCTGTCTGGTTCGGGAACGACTGCTTGTAGTTGTCCTGCATGTCGCCGAGGTTTCGTGTGCCCCTCTGCTGACTTATGAACCGGCCGTAAGCGTTTGTTGTGGCGTCCTGGCTGTATTTGTATTGGGTGTCGTTCTTGGCCCGCTCGTAGCCGCCATAGTTGGGTGGGTTGTAGGCCATCGGTCAGTCTGCCTTGATTATTTTGCTGAGAGCGAGGTATGGGGGGAGGTTGGTGTTGGTGGGTGAGACCCCGGCCGTAGTAGCGGTGCCTGTGACGGTGAGGTTGAGAGTGTGGCCGTGGGTGCCTTCGCCCGCAGGGGTCGGCTTGGTGTAGTCGATGGAGGAACCCGGACCGGAGACCTGGACTCTGCCGCCGCCAGATCCTCCGTTCGTTACGTAGACGCCTTCGTTGTTGCGGATGTAGGTGTTGTGCTGGTGGGTTCCGTCGCTCACTGTCCCGGCGACCGTCCCGTCCAGGGGGTGGGTGTGGCTTGGGAGCGCAGAGTCAGCCGAGCCGCCGGTCGAGGCCCGGGCTTTTGTTCCGCTGACACCCATGGACGTCCGGTCTCGGGCGTCGGGGACTCGGAACTGGGTGCCGCCTGGACCGGCAGGGAGGTTGAACGCGTTGGCGAGGACGGAAGCAAGGACCGGGTATGTGGCGTTGTCGTAGATGGATCCGTCGCAGAGCAGCCATCCTGCCGGGGCGGTAGCGCCCCCATATTCGAGAACCGCCCCTACGGGAGCGCCAGAGATGGAGTCAACGTACTGTTTCGGTACAGCGTGCAAAGCAAGCGTCGGGTTGCCGGACAGTGTGAGCGGGCCGCTCATCGAGCCGCTGCCGTTCCTTTCGACCAGGCTGGCGTTGACATACGTCTCCAACGTCCCGAAGTTCCATTGCACGTCGGTAGCCGTGGCTGGGCTGTCGTTTACGATGCTTCTCAGTTGCGGCATTGTCATTTGTCGTACCAGTCTTTCGGTCTACGTCGTGTATCGACGGGTCTTGTACTTGAGGAACATTGCGTTGATCCCCCATTTCTTTGCGGGTGTCAGGGCTGACGTGCTGAACTCCAACTGTACTGATCTTGCCACACCCAGCCCTCCGAGTCCCTCAGCGCCAGAAGGTTGGGAGCGTTCCAGTTCAGAGCCGCCCGTCTCGGAGCTGCCCCAGAGGGAACCGTCACCCCAGTCGAAACCGCCAGGGTCGGCGGCACCGCCAGCCCTCCAAAAGACAGTGCCTTCCGGTGTTACGCCCAGGACGTGCTGGCGACGGGGGGCGCCCTGCGTGTAGTCCCAGTTCGTTTTGACGTCGACCATCACCGACTGGTTTTGTTCCGCTACAGCGAATCGGGGACGACGCCAGGACTTTTTCCGCTCGGGCCACCCGCCGTGCAGCCAGCGGGTCCGGTACAGCGTGTCGAATCCTTCGCCTTGAAGGAAGTCGGCTGAGACGGAGAGGTAGGTGGGGGGGTCGTCTACGCCGTTCACGATCAGGTTGAACCCGTCTTTGTCCGAAAGCCGTAGGGCGTAGTCTTCGACTTTGAGGATCGAGTCGTACGCCTGGTCGATGTAGTCGAGTCGCACGATGGCCGACGTGCCGGTCGTCCCGTCCACGACTCCCAGCGGGTGTTGAGCTTCGATGTCGGAACCCTCGATGATGCAAGTCAGGTTGCCGACGTGGCCCTTGTGCCGGACCCACGATCCGTTCCCGACGCTGGGGTCAAAGACGAAAACGGACTGGACATCGGTTGCCCCGCTTTCGTCGTAAGGCAGCGAGCACCAGAGCTTGCGACCAGCCCATCCGAGCCAAACATCGGTGTACCGCGACGTGCTGACAGTTTCGAGTATCTCAAGGATGTTCCCCGACAGTTCGACCGGTGCCCCACCGTCGTAGGCGTAGATACCTCCACGCTGGCTGGCTGAGAAGAAGTAGACGGCGGTCTCTGAGCTTGAGATAGCAGACGGTGTGGGGACGCCCACAGAGCGCGACACTTTGATGAGCTGGAAGCTGGCCGAGGCGTACCCGTACAGCGCCCAGATCGAGTCGGTCTTGAAGATTAGGAGATGGTCTCGGAAAGACTTGAGGCCGGTGATCGTGCCGCCGCCGACCTCGATGTCGATGTAGTCGTTGGTCGCCCAGTCCTCAGGCTTCGATGGGTGAGACCAGCGGACGCGGTTCCGCTGCGTCCCTGACCCGGTGTCGTTGATGTCGAGGACTTCGTCAATGGCGGCGCAGAACAGGTAACCGCCGTGGGCTTCCACATGTTCGGCCCGAGGCATGTTCCCGTCAGTGGGTGTCGTGTAGTCGTCGTTGTAGGCACGCCCGAGCGATGTGCTGACCCCGGGGTCGCCCGCGACCCGGCGGATCGACGGGTTGGCGAGACCGGCGGCGACGTAGACAACATCGCCCCATTCGGAGAAGTCTGCTAGGTGAGACGAGCCGCCGCAGACGATTGATGTTGCGACTGTGTCGCCAGCCTCGTCTACCTCGTAGACCGAGGTGCCGTTGGAGATCAGGACTGTGAACGCTCCGCTGGAATCTACGGCGATCGCACATGACCTGGGGTTCCATAGGCCGGGGTCTGCGATGATGTCGGCGTCGTTGAACCTTGACCATCCGTTGCGAGTGAAGATGCCGCCCCGAGGGTCGATCTCTACGTTGAGCATGTCCGGCGACTCGTTCTCTCCCAGGTTGAACTCGGTACGCCGTACGTTCAGCCCTCCCGTGAAGTCAATGAGATCGAGCGGCTGAAGTTCTGCCATGTCAGGCTGCGATGGCGTCGGCTACTAGAGCGAGGATCTGAGAGTCCACTGATTCGGTGACAGCTTGAGCGGCCATCTGTGCGCCGGTTGCAGCGCCGTCAACAATCGGCGCGAAGCCTGGCTGGCTGGGATCGTGCGGCTGGAACATGACAATCTTCCCGTCATGCTTCACAAGAACAACCTCGCCGGTTGCTGGGATGTCGTTGCGCTTAGCGAGAAGATCGGCAGCAGGCACCCCGTTGATCGGTGTGGTGCGGTCCCAAACTCCGTGCGCCCAGCGTGAAGTTTCGGCAGCGGTCAAGGCGTCTGTGTCAATAGACTCAAATGCTGCCTGGATCTCTTCGTCTGTTGAGTCTGGATGCGACATTTTGACCGTGGCGTTTACGTCTTCAAGGTTCATAATTGTTCCTGTTCAGGTTGCGGCAAGATAGCCGAGAAGTGCGGCACGGCCAGATACTGGGATATCGCCGCCGGGATCGAACATATAAACGAGGGCAGACTCTTCTATAGGTTCTGAGTTGTCGTACCCTCCCGTCATCAGTATCTTTCCTCCCGGCTGAATACTTACGCCAGACCTGCTGTATTTTGCAGGCACGACCAGAGAAACTGCTGACCACGTATCGTCGGAGTCGTCATAGTCATAGGAAATTCTGTTGGCTGCTCCAAAGACACGTGTTATACCCCCACCCATATATACCGAATTGGCGTAGTTAAAAGCTACGGGAGAGTTAGCGGTGTATGACCAAGTTCCTGCATCATATATTTCGGTAGTGACGGTCCAACCTCCCCTATAGCCTCCACACATAAGCAGAGTTCCATCAGACAATGTAAACAAATTGTGGTAATAGCGAGCAGAACTCAGGGTGGCTTTACTTGTCCACGTGTCAGTTGATGGGTCATATAGCCTAACTATGTTACTGTTATAGCCACCGGTAGTGAGAATAGTGCCATCTTGTAAAAGAGCCATGGCGTGTCCCCAGGTGGAGTATTGCATGGAGGTTAAACTTGTCCACGCATTAGTTGAGGGATCGTACTCGCGAACGTTGTTTACCCCGGAGCTGACTGACGAAGTGGTTCTCCCTCCGAATACTATTACCTTTCCGTCATCAGAAGTGACCTGTTGATGGCTCGTAATAGCAACGGGAAGATTTGTCTTACTTGTCCACGTGTCAGTTGAGGGATCATATAACTGAACATCCGCAGATATAGTGCTTCCTCCAACATGTCCTCCGGTTACTAAAACCGTATTGTCGTCTAACGTGCTCTGACAATGCCAATAACGGGTAGCGGGAAGGGAGGCTTTGGCAGCCCATCCAGTAGGGACATTGTAAGTTGCCTGGATTTGTGTAGCGAGTGCGTAAGCGACAGCGTCCATCAGGTCAACGTCCTAGTCGTGCTCGTAAGATTGTCACCCGTATATGTGAGTGCGGTCGTGACCGTGTCACCGTCAGCCACCTCAGCCACACTCGTCAACTTCCCGGCCGTATACGTCAATGTTGTGGTCTTCACAGTCGTCGCACCATCCTTTTCGACAACGCCAGTCAGGTCGTCGCCCGTATATGTGAGCGTCACATTGCGTTGATCCTTGCGGTACAGCAACGGCTGATAGGCAGCTACATCACCATCACCGCCAGACAGAGCGTCGGTAATCCCCAGGTTGGTTCGGGCTGTCGCAGCGTCCAACACATCGGAAAGGTTGTTGCCTGTGAGCAGCGCACCAGACAGACCGGATGAGGAGCCGCCCGAGATTCCGATGGTGTACTCGACGAATGCGGTTGTTACCCCGTCGGTGGTCGTCGCGGTCGATTCGATAATCCACCAACCAAAGAACGTCGCATTTTTGAGCAACGGATTCAGAACGTACTCTTCGGAAGCAACACCAGCTTTCGCCAAAGCCATGTTCGCATAATTCCCTTGGCCGTACTGCATCGCGAACCGGCCGCTGCTGAACCTATACAGGCGGTGACCGACCAGTGTGGTGCTGCCGAGTGCGGTGATGGTGCCTGCGTTGTCCCAAAACTTGACAAGGTCCGTGTCGCCCGATGAGACGATCGCTGTCCGTGACATCAAAGCGTATTCGGCGTTCGCTACGGCGTCGAACGGTTTGATATTGGCGTCAAAAATTTGGCCTGTGCCACCGAACTCAAGCAGGGTTCCGGCGGACACATCGAAACCGAGGTCGGCGCGGCCTGTGATTATTTGGTCAGCTTTGAACGGGACGCCCTGGGCCAACAGCATCTCGTAGAGATCTCGGATGCTGTTTGCGTAATGCCCCAACGGGTTGTTCAAATACTCGAACCCCAAAATCAGGGACGTGTCAACATCGACCGCTACACGCATTGTGAAGATTTTGCGCGACCAGTCTTGTCGTGTAGGGATCGTTGTTTGCTGCTGCAAAACGCCTGCGTTATCAACGTAAACGTAGGTGCTTGATGCGGCCAAGTTGCCGACCGTGACACCGGTAGCACCTGCGTAAGAGATCTTGAAAAAGCCTTCGTCGCTGTCGATCTCCCCAACAAATGCTGGCTGATCAAACGTCGTCCCACCCACAGGTGCAAACGCAACGTAAGACGTTCGTACGCCTGTGCCCCGAGCACTGCCCACACCGAGGTTTGCTACTGCCGTTTCTGTGTCAGCCACATCAGACAGGTTGGCGGATGCCAGCATGTTGCCGCCGCCCGCAGGCGTAGACCACCCTCCGGCACCGTTTAGCCAGGTGCCAGCAGACGGTGTTCCGGTCGCTGTGATGTCGCCGGGCACGGCCACAGTCTGTAGTGCTGCGTCGGCCGTCGCTCCCTGCGCTGCCGTAGCGAAGTAGCTGGACGCCAACTCTGCCGCCGTACCAAGAGACAGGTTGCCGCGTGCAGCCGCGGCGTCCGTCAAATCGGAAAGGTCGTTCGCCTTTAATAGAGCACCGGAGGCCCCGGCAGTCGTATCGACATACAGCTTTGTGGCTGCATGGGCATCCAAGGTCGGCTCTTCGACGGCGAGCGGCCCGGTGACGGTGCCGCCAGCCAACGGGAGCTTGTCAGCCGTGTTTGTGTCGACGTACAGCTTGGTCGCCGCCTGGGCGTCCAAGGTCGGCTCCTCGATGGCGAGCGGCCCGGTGACGGTGCCGCCAGCCAACGGCAGCTTGTCAGCGGCAGCAGCAGTGAGTACGGCGAGGTCTGCGCCGTAAGGGAGCAGAACGAGGCTCTCATCTCCGCCGGACTTGACACCGAGAAGTGTGTCTGTCGCTTCGGTGGTGCCCGGCGTGATGTCGGAGACAATTTGGTTTGGCATTCAGAGTACCTCTCAGGGGGTGTTGAGAATGAAGCCGGTCGAGCGGCGGAAGTCTCTGAGACCTCCACCGAACCGCATCGGCTGCTGACGGGGAGGCTCCATGATCGCTTGGCGTGCGGCTTCGACGTCCATCTGCCAGCGCTTCATGTAAACGTCTTCGAGCGTTTCGTCTTCTTGTTGGGCGTAGGCGAGCGCGATTGCGTAGTGGGCGAGCGGATAGTGGAGGCGAGGGTCGGCGTCAACAGGAGAGTTGTCTCCGGCTGCGATCCAGTCAGTCGGGTAGCGATTCCCCCTGAGGAGGAAGGTGCGGTCTTCGGCGTAGCTGGGGAGCGGCCACAGGTAGATGTTTGCCCCCCACAACGAATACTCGAATGGGTCGACGACGTATGCCGTGCCGTTCACCCCGTAGAGGTCTTCGGCGGTCTCATGGTCGATCATGGTGAGCCGGAGGGCTGGCCTGGTGGCAGACTCGGACGAGTCGGACAGGGATCTGATTGAAGCCCGGTTGCAGTCGAGGGGTATGGGGATGGCCCTCTCTCCTGCCGGGAGTGTGGCTACCCAGTCCGTCTCATATGAGGGCCAGGTGTTTTCTGCTGCGATGGTACGTTCAAAGGCTTGACGGATGTACCAGTCGATGGTGCTGTTCGGTAGTTCGGCTGCCGTCGTCTCAGTCTGTGTGCGGACAACGACACGTAGGTCATCCAGTGTCGCCATCGGCTACCACCTTTTTGTCTGCGCCCCACGATACGAGGCCGAGGCTGCGGGCGTGCCCGGCACAGTACGGGTGGGCTTTGATGGGGTATGCCTTGCAGTCCTCAGTCGAGCAGAGCAGCTTGTCGCCTTTGTCGTGCGCCCGGCGCTTCGGCGGGACGTACGGCGCGGTCGAGTGGAGACCTGCCGGTTGGACGTCGCCCTGTGCGTGCGTGACCCCGCCGATCCCGCCGACAGGTTCGCCTACGAGCGAGTGGGCGAGAGTGATGCCCTCGTTCTGTGAGTTCTGTGTGCGTTGGTAGTTGCCCATTGTCCTCCATCATTGCAGGTAAAAACCCTGGGGAGGACAATCCTCCCCAGGGTTCTGATGGGATCAGGCTTCTGAGATGCCTGTGAGCTTGAAGCAGCGGCGACGGTTGCGGATCGTCGCGTTGCCGTAGGTCGTGATGAACGACACGCGGGCGTCAAGGGCGTTGCCCGAGGCGCTGCCGATACCGGCACCTGATGCTGGAGCGCCGAGCGAGCCAGACATGTTGTCGGTGAACGGCGACTGCTTGAAGTCACGGTCGCTGTGGATGGTGAGTCCGACGTACTTCGAGTTGAGGCCGAGCATGACACCGGCTGGGCTTTGGAAGTCCCAGAACAGCGGGACGTTCTTGAACATCAGGTTCTGGAACCCGAGGTTCGCTTTCGCCGTGTCGGTGTAGCGCACCTGGGGGGTGAGCGTGGACTCGTAGAAGCCGAATACGTCTGCGTCGGTGAACAGGGAGTCCACACGGTCGTTGCCGGAGTCGGATGCCGAGTTGTAGGCCGTCCGCATTGCTGCTTCGAGACCTGCGGCGTCAACTGCGCCGACGGCGGTGACGACGGACTTCCACCAAGTTTCGCCTGCGGGGGCGATACCGCCGGCGGTGGCAACGTCATCAACGAGGTCGATGAGCGACGTGAAGTCGTTGGCTGGCGTGGTGCCAGCCGTGGTGCCGAGCAACATGCCGTTCAGCTTGGTCTTGAGGGTGTCTTCGGCCTGCATGATTTTTGCTTCAAGCAGGTTGATGATCATTTCCTTGCCGTTGTTCTGCGCCTCTTCCAAGCCGGAGATGGCAATGGTGGCGTACAACTGCTTCCAGTCGAACTGGGCGGCAGTGGCGGTGTTCACGGGCTTCACCGTGACGGTGTCCCACTCTGCGTAGCTGTCGGCGTCACCGTCGGTGTAGATGATCGGCTCAACGATGGAGATACCACCGCCGACTTTCTTGACTCGGCCGTTGCTCATGAAGTAGTTGAGGAGCGGACGCGAGTTGAAGATGTTGTCTGTCAACGTCTTGTGGTAGTTGTGCATTGTGGTGGAAAGAATGTCGTTCCACGTTGTCGGGGTATGGGAGGCGAGTGCCATGATTTTTGGTCCTTATGGGAAAGAGACCGATCAGCGTGCGGAGCGCTCTACCTGTTCGTAGGCACCCATTACAGCGTCTCGGATTGAGCTGAATGTTTTGTCTCCCACATTCGTTGTCGTCCCGACTGCACTTGGTGCCGTACTCACTACCGAAGCCTGCTGGGCAACTGCGGCTGATCGCCGCTGCTGTTCAGCTTGCTGGTCTGAGGCCGACTGTTGCTGGGCTTGCTGCCCTGCCTGGTAGGCCATTGACTGGTAGATCATCGGCAGCATTTCGAGGCCAGCACCCATCTGGAGTGCCTGTCCCACGACTGCGCGTGCTTGGTCATCGTCGATCTGAAATTGGGATTTCAGACCACCTACTGCCCGTAAGAGCTGCTCGTCGGCTTCTCGCTGCTCGAATTGGGACTGGAGGGACATGCGTGCTGTCCGCTCCTCGGCAATCTGTCGTTCCAACGGGTCCGCGTATTCGTCTTCGGCGTTGGCCTCGGTCGCAGCGACTTGCTGCGCTTCGGTCATACCCAAGAACTGTTGGACCGTGGTGCCTGCCTGTTGGGCGAGGAACTGGATCGTGAGTCCTGGGTTTGCCTGCATCGCCTGTTGGAGCCGAACTGCTTGTTCGGACTCTTGGCGAAGCTGTGACGCTTCTTGGAATCGTTGGGTGGCAACTGAATTGGCGTTGTACCCGTCGAGAGCTTCCCTGAGTGGGACGCTGATCTCCTTACCGTCTCGTTCGATTTTGACATGCTTTTGGTACTGCGTGTCGTCGAAGTCGTGGTATTCGATCGGCGGTGCTTCGGATGCTTCGGTGATCTGGGTGTCTCCGCCAGTTTCCCCGGTGTCGGGACTGACTTCGGCCTCTACCCCCAAGGGGGCTTCTTGTTCTATGTCTGACACGGACTCCACTTTCTATGGGTTGGTCTGCTCGTCAGTATGACAACATACTACGCATATCGCGCGAAGAATGAAAGGGGCGGGAGTAAGTGGTGTTGGACCACGCGCCCATCACCCCTGCTGGGCTTGCATCATCAACTGCATCAGCTCTGGGGGGATGCCGCTTGCGTCTGCGCCCATCGGCGGCGGTGGGGGCGCGCCACCCATCTGCTGCTGCATCATCTGGAGCATCTGAGGGTCGAGCATGTCACCCTGCCCTGGCGGTGGACCACCCTGCGGTGGAGGACCGCCCTGCGGTGGACCCTGGCCCATCTGCGAGTCCTGCATGGTGCTCCCGTCAGGCATCTGATGTGTCCCTGGCTGACCGCCCTGCGGTGGCCCCTGCTCCTGGCCGGGAGGCCCGCCCTGCTGGTCTGGCATGTTGACGTAGCGCTCTGCATCCTTGAAGCCCAAGCCGTCTCGCAACAGCTTCATGTAGAGGGCAGGCATGTTGACGATGCCTTGCTGCATGAACGGGACCGACATGTCCACAGCCTGGAGAGCTGCCTGGCGTCGAGACGACTCGTTCTGTGGCTCAGTAGAACCACCCACAACGTCGAAGTCAAACTT